TTAATGTTTTCAGAGATGGGTGATAATAAACCTTTACCTCTTAAACAAGGACAAGCTATATTCTTTGCATCATTTCTAAGACACAAAGTAGCTCCTGTTAAAAAAGGTATAAGAAGATCTATGGTTATGTGGTTTGGAGGACCACCATTAAAATGAGTCAGTTACAAAGAAAGATATTATTTCCAACTGCTGTTTATTTTAAAGATTTACCTAATGCTAAAGAACTTAATAAATATTTATTTAAAGAAATAAAGAAGTGGCGTAAAGCAGATCCTAAAGGAGAGATAAAAACTAACTCTGGTTTTGGTTGGCACAGCAAAACAGACATGGATAAGAGAAAAGAGTATCAACCTCTTATCGATGAATTATTTAAAATGGCACAAGAATGTAATCAAGATTTTGGTATACTACCTAAATTAGGACTTGGTAATATGTGGGCTAATATAAACCCAACATACAGTTATAATAAAACACATACACACCCTAACTCTATGTGGTCAGGTGTATATTATATTAAAGTACCAAAGAACTCAGGCAAATTATTCTTAGAAGATCCTAGACCAGGGCCTAATACATACATGCCTAGAAGGGTAGATAATCTACCTGAACAATTATGGAGAGTGTGTGCTTATGAACCTGTAGAAGGACGTATGATCTTTTTTCCATCTTGGCTTCCACACGGTGTTGATATAAATATGAATACAGATAAAGGCGAAAAGAATTGGAGAATATCTGTATCTTATAATTTTATACAAGTATGAGTTTTAAGAAAAATAAATATCAAGTTATACGTGGTGCTATATCAAAAGAAATAGCCAACATAGCTTACAGTTATTTACAGATATCAGCAGAAGCAGATTACTGGATGTTAAACAATGGTGTAACCCATGCAGGTAATAAACTTGTAGGTAATTTTAATGATGAACAGGTTCCAAATTCTTATGCTAAATATGGTGATAGGTTAATGGAAACATTACTAATTAAAACTATAGCTGTGATGCAGAAGAAGACAAGACTTAAATTAGTACCAACGTATTCATACACAAGACTTTATAGAAGTGGCAATATTCTTAAAAGACACAAAGATAGACCTAGTTGTGAGATATCTACTACACTATGTTTAGGTGGAGATCATTGGCCTATTTATTTAGATCCTACGG